CACCAATGTTGGTAAAGATGAGCCTACTCAGGATGAGAAGCGGATTCTTATTAACTTAGTCTACGGAACTGATATGAATGACGAGGAAAGAGAGAAGGCTTTCGAGCTTATCGAGAAATGCGATAACTACGATACTTATCAGAAGATTCAGTTTAGGTTAGAAGATAGGCAGTTACCTTTGGACCAGATTCAGAATCCGAATCAGAAAGACATCTCTAAACACATAAAGAAACTGAAATGATAAAGGGAACCGCTTGGACTGAAATTAAAGTTTGGCACGATGAGGATGAGCCAACTATCTATCGAATCAAAGTATATTACGAACACGACTACGGACATACTGACGAAGGTCGATATATCGCAGGTCCGAAATCTATCGAGGTTCTTGAATATCCAGAAGGAGCTACCGATGATATAAAAAAGATGATAGACTATCAGTTGCCTGATGTATTGGATAGTCTTTTATCCGATATAGATGATGATAATTACGATATGGATTTCGATGATAGATTCGATTACTAACCCTTTTTCTTAACCCTTAAAAGCCGCAATTATGGCAGCAACCACCTACACTCGAATTACTTCGGGAGTTTCTAAAGAAGGAAACATTTACCGGGTACGAGTACAGAAGAACGGAGTACGGAAGAGTAAATTCTTTACGACTCGCAAAGCAGCCCTTGAGTTCCGTAAGAAACTCGGCTAATCAATCGGGACTCGGTTAAAATGCAAATTGATCTTATCTGTTGTATGAGATGGCACTCTTAAAACAGCGAGTCCCACTTTTTAAGTAAATTCAAACAATCAAATATGGAAAAGAAAACAAAAATCTACTGCGGTAGCGGAAAGAAACGTAACGACACTTGGCTATCTATCACGATTAATCCTGATAAGATTAAGGATTATATCCAAGAGTATAATGGAAATAAGTTTATCAAACTGAATGTTAATCTAATGAACGAGCCGGATAAGTTCGGTAAGGATGTTCAAGTATCAGTAGATACTTACGAACCTAAGAAAGAATCATCATTCATTCACGATAATACTCCTCCTGCTGAATCTAATGATCTTCCGTTCTAATGAAACTTACTCCACTTCCTAAGCTATTAGAGAAAACCCAACGGATATTTAATGCTTATATCAGAGCAAGAGATAAGTATTGTATCAGTTGCGGTGGACCTGTAGAACAGGCAGGGCATTATCACTCTCAAGGGCATCACTCTGCTCTGCGATTTGATCCTATTAATACTAATGGACAATGTCGCAGATGTAATATGTTTCTTCACGGTAACTTAATAAAATATCGGCAAGGCTTAGTAGATAAGTATGGCGAAGATGTAGTTAAAGAGCTTGAAGAAAAAGCAAATACCAATAGGCTAAAAAAGTGGAGCAGAGATGAACTTGAGGAAATAATTAACCAATATAAATGAGACACGCATCTTTGTTCTCAGGTATAGGAGGTTTCGACTTGGCAGCCGATTGGATGGGATGGGAAAATGTTTTCCATTGTGATATAAATCCTTTCGGAAAAAAAGTACTTGAATATTATTATCCAAATTCAATAAGTTATGGAGACATCACCAAAACAGATTTCACTATTCACAGAGGAGATATCGACATCCTTACAGGAGGATTCCCTTGCCAACCATACTCACACGCAGGAAAGCGAAAAGGCAAAGAGGATGAGAGACATCTCTTCCCGCAGATGCTTAGAGCAATTAAAGAAATTCGTCCCCGATGGATCATTGGCGAGAATGTTTACGGACTTGTTAATTGGAATGGAGGATTGGTATTCCACGAAGTGCAGTCTGACTTGGAGGCTGAAGGGTACGAAGTATTCCCGTATGTATTGCCAGCTTGTGCCATCAACGCACCACACCGCAGAGACAGAATTTTCTTTATTGCCTACTCCGACAAGTTTCGATGCAACGAACGCAACAGAGAATATGCGGAGCAGTCAATTAACCGAAGGCTCGATGCACTCAATGACATTGGTACGATGTCTGCACAGGAATCTTCTACCAACTCCACAAAGTCAAAAGAAAATAGATGGAAAGAATTCCCAACTGTCTCCCCAATTTGTAATGGAGATGATGGGCTTTCCGACAGATTGGACTCTATTACCTTTTCTAAATGGAGAAAGCAATCAATAATTGCAGGAGGAAATGCAGTAATACCTCAGTTGATATATGTATTATTTAAGACTATACAAAAATTTGAAGAATGCAAATAGAATTAAACAAATTTGAAGTAATAGTAGCAGGTCATATAGGAATGCTGAGAAATGCAGAAGCATCGATTAATAAAAGAGCGGTAAGATTTCCAGAAAAGAAAGTAGGAGAGCTTTGGGGTAATCATATAGAATCGGCTATGTCTGAAATGGCAGTAAGCAAATATCTCGGAATATATTGGGGATTCGGAGTAAATACTTTCCACGTTTCAGATATAATAAATACTGAATTAGAAATCAGATGGAGTAGCAGAGAGGATGTAAAGATTAGACCAGATGATACCGGAATAATTGTATCAGTTACAGGAAAATGCCCTACATATGAATTAAAAGGATGGATACCGGCAAATGAAGGTAAACTACAAATATACCGATATGATGTTGATCCTGTATGCTATTTCGTACCTCACTCGAAATTAAAAGCTATAAAAGAATTAAAAGATTATATCATCGAAAAAAATTATCTTCGCCAAAATTAAAAACTATGACAGTAAGAGACAGAATCCTATCAATCATTGAGCAGTACTGTGCGATGCACAACATTACAAGAGAGAATCTTTTTGAATCAGGAAAACATAAGGGAGCCAAAAAGAGAAGGAGTATTAACGGAGTCAATGTAGCTACTATCCGTATGGCTCTGGGATACTATTTGAGTAATAACTTTCCTGTAAGTTTAACCGAAGTAGCCTCCTATATCGGATATAATGACCACTCCACGATAAGCTACAATAACAAAAAGATTTATTTTTATATCAAGAATCAGGATAAATACTTTCTTTATTTCTATAATCCACTTGTAGAAATCGGAAAGCTATATGAGCCTGTAAAGTTTGATAGAATTTCTTGTAACCAATTTGCACTATTAAAATGAAAAAGATGAGTAAAAGATTTGTAGATACTGAACTATGGGATAAGAAGTGGTATATGACTTTATCTCCTAAACTTAAATGCTTGGCGAAATATGTCCGAGATAAATGCGATCTTGCCGGTATATGGGATTGCAATTATGACCTTGCTTCTGTTTATATCGGTGAAAAAGTAACGGAAGAAGAACTATTAGCGATAGATAACGGTAAGCAATTTGAAAAAATAACAGAAGAGAAAGTATATTGTACCGGGTTTATTGAGTTTCAGTATGGTCAATCATTAAACGAGCAGAGTCCTATTCACAAAAAGGTAATGGATATTTTAGATAAATACAGTATTCCATATAACGCAAAGAAGATAATCAAGCTATCTAAGTCTCCATCGGTGGAAGAAATTTATCAGGAGATGATTAATAAGACAGACGAATACAATGCACAGATACAAGCTCAGCGGTTCTATGATTATTACGATTCTAACGGATGGAAAGTAGGAAAGAATCCTATGAAGAATTGGAAGAGTGCTGCTGCCGGATGGATTAACCGAACGAATCCAGAAAAGAAACCAATGAATACGGATGATATAAAGAAATCAATAAAGCAAATAGCTAACCGAAAACTAAGTGAACTATGACAAACCCTGCCTTCGATTTCTTGCGTCAGTATAAGGAAGTTAAATCCGCTACTGAAGAACTCGTACTAAAGACTCTCAGAAAAAAATATCCTAATCTAACAGTACACCAACTGACTGAGATTTTTGTATGCGGAGTTACAGGAGAGTTCGGTAAAGTTTATTCTATTGATCCTCAGACTTTGCTCGGATGGGTAAGCGAATATCTACAGAGACAAGACAACCCATTGAATTATTTAGAAGAACCCTTATTAGATAACACTCTCAAGAATACGGACAGAGGATACCCATCAGGTAATACACAATGGGAGAAGGAAGTTAATAAGTCATATAATGCTTACCTCAGAGGAGTGAGTGTATACGAATTGCATCCTCATATTTTTGATAGACTTGTTATTGATAACCGCCTACACTATAATGACTTTCTTCAGTCGATGTCAGAAGAAGAGTTAGAGTATTATCGCAAAGAAGAATACGAAAAAAGTGGAATCCGAAAGGCAAAGCAAAAGACAATAGGAAAGTATTTTGACTTTATTAAATCTTCTGGAGAAACCTTAATCTACAACAATGTTAAGTAAACAAGACTCTATAAGTATCGGTGAAGTTATTAATCAGTCTATGATTGATATGAGCATAAGCTATGCAAAAGAATATAAACAGAATCCGAGCAACTTTCTTAATACTTACAGGAAGTTTGCTTCTATTCGTATGGCTGCCGCCTTTATCGTAAAAGCCTATAAAGATATCGGAGCTTTTGAAGAATGTAAGCAATCGGGAAAAGACTTTACTGAGTATGCTAACAAATACTTTACAGGAGAACAGGCAAGAGTCTTTGCTGAATTTTTATTAATTATCTATTCAATAATTAACCAATGAGAGAAATAACAGTAGCCGCATTTCTAATGCAAACTATGGAGGATAATGGATTCAGATTGCCTAAAAAATATATTAAAGAAGCTCTTGAAGTTGAAAGAAAACAAATGCAAGATGCTTGGTATAATGGATATCAAAAGGCAAAAGATGATATTATTTGCGATACCTTTAGTACATTCGATAAATACTACAACGAAACATATAGCAAATAGTGAAAAAGAAATGCTCAAACTGCAAAGAGGAGAAATTGCTTACCGATTTCTATCGATCCATTCACCATACCCAATCATACTGCAAGGACTGCTGCAAACAGAAGAAAAGAGACAACTATAAGGCTCCAGATGAGTGGATGACCATCCTATGCGGAGAAGGTAACTATCTGATGTATTATCTATGGATTGATTAGAAGCCCAAGAATCGCCTATCTTTTTGGGTATGTCTTGATACTACTCTTTAATTAAAAGCCCAACAAACGGCTGAAAATGCCTTCTAATGCAATTCGGTTAAACGGAATCCCATTTGCCACATAAATCGGGCGGTTTTAGAGGATTCCTTTCGTACTTTAGTTTCGGACCAATCCGGGTGCTTGAGGTGAAAATGTTCGTGAAGGGCATATAGCATATACCTATACCCGGTTAAAGTCTCCTCTAACTCTATTAGATTATCCTCGGTATGAGCGAGTCCGTAGGCTCTTTCTTTACCTAATTTACGATGGATTACCTTGTGAGGATTCTTCTTCTGGGTCATAGAAATTACTTTGATAGATTTCGGATATACCGATATGAATAATATAAAGGCTCATCAGCTTGATCTCCTTTAGAATCCTTTTTTCTTCAGCATCGCATAACCCGGCATCGTACTCACTTATTGCATTGATAGCATTAAATGCAGCACCGATATCCTCGTGAGGAGTGGTAGAAAGTGGAAGTATTTCTTCGACCTCAGACATTAGTAATCTGTTTTGATTCGAGGAATACCTTTTTTACGTTTGAATTCAGATACCTCTTTCTCTATTTCGGTTCTGCTTTCTTTTCTATAAATATCACAAAGAGGCTCTAAAATCGATAGCCTCTCCGCCGGATTCAGTTTGCTCAGGAGTTCTTTGATTTGTTTCTTTAGAATCGGTGAATCTTTGTGACCCATTTTGTATCTTTTTAAGGTAAATAATTGCATCCATAAGTTCTTCAAGCATATGCTGAATCCATTCGTGAGAAAGTAAATCTTCTCTATCCATAGTTACTCCGTACTTCATAATTCCTCTATTCTCTCTCTGCTTGAAGTCTTCTATGACTTGGTCTAATATCTTGCTCATTTGTCTGTCTTTTCGTGATACTTGTAGCATACTTTACACTTATATTGAATCTTCTTTAATCCTGTTGCGGTAGTTCTTCTCTTCTCTATCACAATCTCATCGCTACCACACTCAGGACAAGTTCCTCTATCTTGCCCAAAGATAACTCCGTAGTGAGTCTTTGAAGCAATATGTACCGATAATTTTTTATGAACTTGCTCAAGTAAGCTCACATCCATCTTACAGTATTTAACCATATAGTCCAGAGCCTTCTTATCCTTATTTAAGAAAACATCTTTCCACAGATTGAAGTCCGTCTTGATCTTATGTCCGATTCCCAAGAACTTAGCTATGTAATCGAGCCGGTTAGAATTGAACCTAAATTTAGACCTTGCAACCTTCAACGTATCTATAGTTACATAATTGGGGAACATCGGTATTTCGTGCTTCAAGCACCGGGTACGAATCCAAGCTAAATCGAACTTATCTCCGTTATGACCTACTAACTCATCGGCTTGATTGGCTATCTTGATAAACTCCTCAAGCATAGACTTATCATCCTGATTCTCATCCCAAGTTAATCCGTATACTTTTTTATCATCTTCCCACTTATAGCAAATACAGATAATTGCTCTCTCCTTAATGATATTAGAATAATCTATATTCTGCTTGTATCCTGCGGACCAAAATAAACCTATGTTCGGAGACGTTTCTATATCGAAGTAGAGTCGCTTTCGTTTTGTTATCATATTAATAATTTAATGGCTCGTAGGATAGGCTTTCTAAGAATATAAACAGATATAGCGACTATTAACCAAAACAAATTCCACCATCTTTGCTTTGCTAACTTTTCATACTTTAATCGGTCTTCTTCCGATTTACTTAACTTTTTTTCGAGAAGTAATACTCTCGCACCATCCACAACCACGCTCTTAACCGTATCACGAATAGTAATAGTTCGAGTGATAACTTTCTTCGGAAGTGTGACATACTGCGTATCTTTTAGGTTTTTAATATCAATGATAGTATCAGTTTCATAAGTAGTATCGTGAACTACTGTCGTATCACTCTTAGTAATTATCGTAGTATCATTAGCACAATATCCAGACTCAATAACTACCTCAGCTACCTTATCAAGCTTCTCTTTATCCTTTAATACCTGCTTTACAGGATTACAAGCTAAAAACAATATCAGAAATAAATATCTCATAAACTCTTTAACATTTGTATGATCTTAGGATGAGGATAAATATCTATCTTATCCTTCCTTACTGAATTGTGAGTAAAGATACCAGAATCACCCTTTAATGCCCTTGTAGTTACTTGCCATATATCTTCGTTATAGGTTAAAGGTATGCCATACCGCTGATTCCATAAAACCAATAATTGCCTTACAGATTCTATTTGAGCATCAGAATAATTATGAAAAAACTTCCATCCCTTGTAAGCTTGACTTAGTTCAATCACCTCAGAGGAATTAACCTCGCCACCGACATAGTTATAGAATCTACCATTAGATTGACTTAATTGCCCCCAATTACATATCTCTATCCCGATAGATAACTTATCGAGATTAAGATAGTTCAATCCGTAAGTATCGAAAACTATCCTCTTAACTCCTAAATGATAAGCCCAATATTTAGAAGAGAAACCCTGTACGATTCTTCCGTTGTTCTGGATGACTACACAGGTAGCAATCCTTTCCGCATTAGAAGCCCAATAATTAAAGGTTCCTATAGCATTGTCACTACCTGCGGTATGATGCAGATAGATTTGCTTCTTGGGAACCTCCTCAGAAAAATACTGAGATGTCGGGAAATTAACTTGCAGTAGGTTCATCGGTAAAGAAGTTTGATATGAACTTTCCAATTACCGCTATAACCATTACAATAGTCCCCGCAACAGGATGACCATTCAAAATAACAATACCTGCTCCGAATGTACCGGCAGCAGCTAACGAATCTCCAAGTACCCTCATCCTCTTAGGAGTAGGGGAGAAATAATGTGACCATCCGAATTTCATTCTCTGTCTTGTTTATTTTGTAATTGAATAGCGATGTTATTAATGGCTCTCTCAATCTTATCGAGCTTCTCCATCATATAAGCATCTTCTTTCTCAATCATCTCTACCCGAATCTCAAGCTCTTTTAGCTTTAGAGTAGTCTTTACATAAATAGTAAGCAAGCCACCCAATATAGCGATGGCTTGTCCTACTATAAACACTATCACTTCGTTCATTTCTTATGATCTATCAAGTCAAATAATTGCGGATAGAATTCGTCAGTCTC